GCTAGACGTACCAACGATTGTCGGCAACTATTTGCCTGGTGCGCCTATCGTCATGACAACAGCAGCCATTGCAGCAACAGCGACGACATCTGCAATTGTGGCTAAGCCGTTAGGTGATCTTGTATTGAAGGTGGTCAAGCCTTTGGTCAAAAAGACCATCAAAAAGATTAAGGCGAAGCTGGGGAAGAAGATTGTTCCTGAGTCTGTTGCTGAGCGTCGAAAGTTTCAGCGGGCTCTCCGTAAGTGATTGTGTGTGTATGTGGAGCGACTACACCTGGAGGATTGACCAAGACAACGTCAGCGCATATTGATGCGTAAGGCGAGTCAGGGTGAAACATGACACCGTCTTTCATAAGGTCAGCACAGTTTTTTAGTCTTGCTATCTCGTAGTTAAGTCGCTTGTCAGCCAATTGGGCGTCGAGTAAAGCCACCTGCTTCTCAGCTGCTCTCTTACAGCTTCTGACGTGGGAACGGTCAAGCGGTATCGAAATTGTGGCCGTGATTCCACCGTTGATTGAGTAATTAGATTTTTGACCCGTCCTAATTGGACGATAGTAGAGGACATGGCCCGCACGGTCAGGCTGGCCATCGGGGATGGCATTACCTTCCGGATCAAACGCGCCAACCAAATCGAGAGTGTCATAAACCGGTTCTTGGTAGTAGCTCTCATAGGGATGTGCCCAGCTAGTAGTTGTACTTAGGAAAGGATTGATGTTGAGTGTTGCACCTTGGCAGCTAATACCTCCACCATATGTATTAGTAAACTGCCTACTTGGCACAACTTGTACTGCTTGATTCGTTACACTTCCAGAACTATTCGCAACTGGTGCGGCCGTACTACTAATTTGTGCTTGCGCTGGGGCGGCAAACAGCAAAAGCGTTGCTATGACTCGCTTCATTGGGTAAAGGTGCTTGTCGTCTCCGTTATAGATTCAATATCTGTATCGCGGTTGATGAGTGTATGGTTCACAAGACCTGGGCCCATCAACGTCTCAACAAACTGCATGGCCTCGCCTTGATTGACGATAGTCCAGGTAGGTTTGCTGGCAGGGTCAACGCTTGTCCACTTGCTCGTCACGCCATCTAGCGTATTGGTGGTATGGGTCAGTTTCATTGGAGCGATAGGACCACTGGGCTCAATGTTTGTACCTGACACGGTGTATTCATAACCAGTGCGGTACTCGTAAGAGTTTATGACTTCAGTGACTTTAGTCTTAGTGGTTGTGGTGCTGGATAGAACGCCTTGATTGAAGTTAGGCACAACTGGAACGGCTGCTGCTGGAGCGGCTATGAGCAAAAGCAGCAGAAAAATCATTTGATCGTTAGCTCTTGAATGACTTGTCCAATAGCTGATGTGCCTGCACCACCAGCTGTAATTGTTAGAGCACCATCAGTTGCGATCGTGCCAGCTAACGTTCCAGCAACTCCACCTGAAGTAGTTGTCGTATTGCCGAACACAGGAAGTGCTGGGACTACTCCGGCGGTGACTGTTGTTGAGAGGACTGCTGGCGTATTGTCTCCGCCTGTATAGCTTTCGCTGTATGAAAAAGCATCGCCAGCAGTAGTGATGCTGTAAGCACCAGGAGTATAACCAAGGGCAGTCCCTGGAGTAAGGGTGCCAAGAGTAGGAGCAGTGCCCAAAGTGACGTTAGAGCCAGATACCGCCATAGAAGACGGTTGTCTAATAGCAACGGATCCTGCGCCATCAACCGACAATGAAACGCTTGACTGGATTTTATGCGTTATGTCGGCGTGAGCTGGAACGGCGAGCAGGCTAGCCGTTAGCAGCAGGAGTGCCTTTTTCATTGGATTCCGGCTTTTGTATCTTTGTTGTCAATGATAGGCGGTTTCTTGTTGCCATTTCCGTTGCTGTTGGATTTGCGCTCGATACCAAAGGACGCCATAGCTCCAGTCAGAAGAGATGCGACAAATGTATTGTCCATTTTCATCTGCGGGAAGAAGCCAAGATATGAGACGGTTAAGAGTGTGGCGCTCCAAAGAAGCACCATGCACTTAACGATGTCCGCGATGGATACGCCTTCCTTTTCTTCGTGTTCTTCGGTGTTGGAAGCCATGGCATGACAGAGCTACGCTTATAGCGTACCGCTTTTCGCAAGCCATGCTTTTCCTCATTCGACCGATTCTGTTCAAGTTTTTGCAGTCAAAGGGTGTGAAGAACTTGGTTGTTGAGCTGCTGGAGGCATACTGCAAGTCAACAGACAACACGGTTGATGACCAAGTCGTGGAATTTGTCAAGCACAATCTATTTCCAACCACCAGAGTTGAGAAATGATACCTAGAAAAAATCCAACGCTACTAGCGGTTGCTGGATTCTTTTTGATTGGCAGCGGACTTGTGCTGATAATTTTTGGTACGGGGACGCTGTTTTACATGGGGTACTACGCTGGCAAAACCACTTGTCCTCAGGCAGTATTGAAGTGATCTGGCTGCTTCTTGCTGTGGCCCTTACACTCTTGCCGTTTTTCCAGTTCTTTCGTGGTACGCCCCACCAGCTGGCTGCTGTTAAACAGCTTGAGGAGTCCTTGCCAGAAGGCGTATTGGATGAAGATGCAGAGTGGTTTGAGGCTTGGAAAGAAAGCGGCATTGAGCAACAAGTCTGGGCACCCTACTATCACCAACTTGACAACGAAAGCGGTTACGGAATCAGGGAGTGCTTCTCAAGTTCGGCGGCGATGGTCGCGTCTTTTTACAACAGGATCGATAGTGATGACAATTACAACAAAATTCGCCAAACGCTTGGCGACACAACTTCAGTCAACACGCAGGTAAAAACGCTGCAAGCACTAGGTTTGAACGTTGATTTTATAAATGATGCTGACTCAGATTTAATCGAAGAAGAGATTACAGCAGGCAGACCTGTACTGGTGGGATGGCTGCATAAGGGCGATTTATTGCAGGGGCATCCTCCAATGGGCACCGGTCATTGGAGCGTTATTGTCGGGTTTAATCGTGATGAGTGGATTATGCACGATCCTATGGGCAAGCCTGACATGGAACATGGCGGCCATGACAGCCGAAAGTCAGGTGAGTACGTGCGTGTCAGTCGTTCTGCGTTCCATCAGCGTTGGCAAGTTGAGGGTCCAAATTCTGGTTGGGCAATCGTAGTCAATGACTGATCTTTACTGGATATGGGCGTTCACCAAAGCGTTTTTCACGACGGTTGTGGTGGGCTGCGCCCAACCAGTGAATTGGGAGCACTGTTTTCCTGTTAGTAACTGGATAATCCCCTGGATGCACGACGTGATCCACATGCAGCAAGATGGTGCGTACCATGCAGAAAAGTGTGCTTTACAAGAAACAAACAACCCGCAATAACTAAAAAGACACTGATACAATCTCCAAAGCTTTACTTGCCTTATTTAAAACAGCTTTAGCCTTGTTGATACTGCTATAGCTACAAGCATCTGTAGCTTTTGTAGTCCAGAGAGCTTCGCCAGAGTTTTCATAGTAAGCCGATAAAAATAGCGGCTCAGAGTCAACCACTTTGAGTGCAAAGCGCATAAGTCAAGCTAGTCATCGTTTTGTTTGGTCCGACCCTCAACCTGGCTGCGAACGGACTGCCTCCACCGCGCCAGGTCTTTAGCTTCGGCCTCGCTATAGACACTAGCCGAAGTAACCCGCTTCAACTCTGCGTATACAGCTTCTCTTATCCAAGCTGTTGCGCGCTGTTGCTTCTTCAACGCTTCCCCTTGAACTAGCTCAGCCCGGTTCGGGTCGAGCAAAACTTGAAAATACTGTTTGTTTCCGTGGCGAATAGCCATAGTCTTCACTGTGCTACAAGCACGTTACCATGTAATAGACGAATCGACCTTCTTTTTCCAAGCAGTGGCTTGAGCACGGCGAGCCTGGGCGCGCTGGTTCGTACAGCCCGCCCTTACCTCGCGCGCCCGCTCTAAAAACATCGCAGCCCGCTGCAGATCACCCGTTGTCGCTGCCTGAATCGCCCTGTTTAAACGTTCCATCACGAGTTGCCTGCCTGTACGCGGCATCCATCGCCCCACGAAGATCCTGGTGATACGTTACCTGCCCTCCGCAGGAACAGAACCACCCCTCATCTGTGCAGTAGACGTTGACCATCAGTGAGTCTCGCTCCAGGTTTTACCGACAGACACCTCAGCTAGCGCAGGAATCTCCCCAAGCCACTTGGCCTCAGCATCCTCCATCACTTGTTTTAGGGTCGCTGCCCACTCCTGAGCTGCATCCTCCTTAACAAGCAACAAAATTTCGTCATGCACCGCAGCAGCGATACGCACGGTTTCCTCGCCCGCCTCCTTAATCTTTGGCCATAAGTTTCCCAAAGCGCATTTCAAAATGGCAGCACCAGCTCCCTGGATCGGGGTATTACAGCGAACAGTCAGCCGGTTCATGTCGCCCTGCAGGTAACGCCTCATCCCTGAGATCGGGACCCTGGTTGCCGCCCACTTATCACCCTGGGTCTTATCAGCTTCTTTTGCGTTGTCCCGCTGCCACTTCGCCACCCCCTGGAACACACCAAGCCATTCATCTCTAATATCAGCGGCCCGTTCCTGGGTCATGGTGATGCCCATACCACCCGCGTAATTCCGCAAACCTGTAGCGCCAGACCCATACAACAAACCGAAGTTCGCGGATTTCGCGGTCTGACGGTCACAACCAATAGCTTCCGCAGTGACAGTGTGCGGATCTTCCCCCGCCTGGAACGCAGCAATCATCCGCTCATCCTTTGCCACCGCCGCAGCAAGTCGCAGCTCCATCTGGCCGAAATCCGCATCAACTAGCAGCCAGCCTTCAGGCGCTTCAACGCAACTGCGAAACTGCTTGTCACGCGGAATCTGCTGATTGTTGGGCTTGATGCAGCTCATGCGGCCTGACTCTGCGCCCAACTGCATGTAGCTGGCACGCACGAAGCCGGTGGCGTCCATCTTTTCCTGAATTGACTCAATCATCTGGCGACGTTTTTCACACCTTTTCCACTCCAGATAAATTTGGATGACCTCGTGGTCTGCCGCGTAACAACGTAGTGCCTGTCTGGATGCACTGGGCTTGCCATTGGCATCACGCGGGGGCTCACCAAGAATTACGGTTAGTTTTTCCACAAGCTGCTTTGGGCTGTTGATATTGAATCCCGCGTACTTTTTCGTGCCTAGCCGGATACTGCCTTCGTCTTTAGAACGTGTGTTGAATGTGATGGAATTTTCTAAGGACTCAATCTCTGCACACCACTTTTCGTAGGCTTTGTCGTCATGTCCCATCTCTGTAACTTTGTCTTTTAAGTAACTAATTCTTTGTTCGTCACGCTCACGCGGAAGTTTATGTTCTTCAGGCAAAGCCTTGTCTAGAAGCATTAAAAAATCTTGTTTAAGTTGAGTAATGTCGTACTCGTAATCAACCTTGCGCTGCTGCAAGTTTTCTGCGTTCCAGGGCAGACCTGTGCGCCACATCTGCGCCATCGCGGGTAAAGCGCAGCACTCAAGCTTGAAGGCTGGTCCGAGCCTGTCCCGGCTGATGCGGTGCTCCAAGATGGGATCTAGCTCCATCAGAGCCGCAACATCATTAGCTGCGTACTCCAGCTGCTCTTGACTGAGGTCGCCGCTCCAATCAGAACGTTGCTGTTCTTTCGACAGCTCTTTGGGCTTTCCGTTTTCGTCTTTGAGATAGCGCTTTACAACGCTGTCGAGACCGTGCTTCGAGTTAGGCAGGCCGTTTGTGAGAAGTCGGCTGGCCAGCATGGAGCAACGGACCCACCCAGCCGGATAGATGTTGTGTTCCTGGAGCCAACCAAGATCGAAGACAGCGTTATGGGCCAGCCAGAATCGGGTTGGAGTGCTGAAGAACCAGCGGAGATCAGCCCAGTCGCCTTTGTCAAGTTGAAAGCAGTCAATAAGGACAATAGTGTCGCGGTCTCGGGCACCTAATTGCAAGAGCCGCAACTTGCCACGCTCAGGCTGCAGCTGAAGCGTTTCTGTGTCAAAGCAGAGGGACTGAGCGGTGGCGAGCTTGCCTAAGTGCTCAATGCCCTGAAAAACTTGGGGAGACATGGGTGGTGTCGTATGACTCCCTTAATGTAGCACATCAAGAAGATACCAGGGCTTCTACCAGCGGAAAATAGTCCAAATCGTATGCCGTCATCACGGCCACATCAATCCCGCAATCGAGGGCAGCAGCCACTTGATATTCAAAGTCTCGATGCCCTACCTGATCGTCCTGGTACGTCACTTGCTCGACAGCTACAGCCTTAGCCTCGTCGTCATAGCTAGTGAAGCGCACCAGGGCTAGAGCATTTACACCCGCCCGAGCCCTGACCTTGCAGTATTGGAACTGAACTTGGTGTCCCATGCGGGCTACTCGCTTAAAGGGAGTATGGCCCCGCTTGCGTATGAGCAGACGAACCAGCTGCCTAACTAGCCAGTTCACTGAAAACAAACGCAACGATTCCCTCAACCTGGCGCTGATCCACCCCTTGGCCAGCTCTGCGCCTAGTGCGTTCCACCAAATCGTAGAAATCAGCGGGCGTTAAAAGCCTGTCCGTTTTGACGGGAGTGCGTTTAATCCGCTCGCGCAGCAGGTCAGATCGTGAAATTCCCAACTGATCAGCTTCAAGCTTCAGACGATCCGCGTCAGCGTCGTCCACCGTGATTTCAATCCTTTTCATGCTCAAAGGTACTCGTTGTAAAAAGCACTGCCTGGACCGTACTTAGCGACAATCTCGGGGAAAGCATCTAAGACGCGGGTTCGGTTGCGCGGGTCTGCGCTCATGGCAGCTTCAGCAACTTTGCTGAGAAACGACCCACCGTAATGGTGAGCCGTTCTAACGGTGGCTTGAATTTGTTTTTCGGTCACAGCTTGGTAGATCCCATGCATAAAGTAGCACATTAAGGATATTTGGTCAACCCGGCACGATCTCGGATTTCCAGTGCCTTTTTCCAGCCCTGAGGAGGCTCGGGCATATTCCACAGGTACTGCAAGCAGTGTTCCCAGTACAGGATGCGCTCCTTTTCAGTTGCATTATGAGCATCCCGCCCAGAAAGGATCGCGTGCGGGTGCTTGAAGCTTCTCCATGCCATAAGTCAAGACCACATGTTCCAGGCATCAACGCCATCTTCAAACCCCCTATGTCTCTGATTATCCGCGTTAAAACGCTGACCCGTTGCGGTGGAAGGGTTCTTACCAACAATCGGCTTTGTTAAAAGTTCTGGTTTTGTTAAAAGTCCTTCGTCCGGACTTTTGACAATTTCGGACTTTTGACAATCCGCTTTGTTGTTTAAATCCGTTCCAGGGGAAGGAGTTTGACTTTTAACAGGGGGTTTTACGGTCTTTTCACGCGCGCGAGAGCAGAACTTACCTGGAACGTCTGTACCAACCGCCTCGTAGAACGCAGGAGGCCGCCCTTTACCCTTCCAACTCGCTGGGGTAGCACCACGCCCAATGAGCTTCTGTCCCTCCAGCTTGTCAAGGCCGTACTTAATGGCGCGCCTCTTATGTACGCCGCCGAGCAGGTCGTGATCTACAAAATCCTGGACCGTCCAAGGCGTGCGTGTCCGCCGCATCTCCTTGAGCATGTCCAGCATATGCCGGGTTGGTCCGCTGACCTTGCTGTCTTTCTCCGGCACCGGCTCGATCTGGTACGTGTAGTCCGGCAGCAGCGCGAAGGCCATCTCTTGTCCTTCGCGGTCATCGCGTGACTTTTCAACAGTCACGATCCTGGTGTTGTCAGGCAGGCCCAACTCAGCCAGCTGCTTGCCCTCCAGCTTCTGCATGTTCCACGTCTCGTCTACGGCCGCTCTGATGGCGCTGGTGCCACGGAAGCTGCCGTTCCTGTTGTTGTGGTGGATCACGATGATGGTGCAGGCTCCAAAGTCCTCACCATTCCGCCGCGCAAGCTTCTTCAAGGGCAGCGCGTACTCCCTGCGGTTCTCCTCATAAGGGTTGGAGTCGTTACAGCCGTCCAGGCTGTCAATCACCACGAGGTCATAGTTCGGCGCTTCCTTCGGACCCTGGAGCTTCTTGAAGCGGCTGTACCAGGACATATCCCACTCACCGACAACATCAACTCCAGCGGTAACACCGATCAGATCAAACTGACGCCGCACAATCCGCTCGCTCTGGTCCCCGTTCAACCAAAGGCAGCGACCCTTGGGCACGTTGACCAAACCGCCGTGAACGTTGAACGACCGTCCCTGACTGATGTGCTTGCACAGCGTCTGACACATTGCCGATTTACCTGTGCCGCCGTCTGCGTGAATCAGCAGCAACCAAGGCTTAGGCAGCAAGCCCGGAATCAAATAATCGAACGAGGCATCATCAAGCTCGCTCACGGCCCTGGGACGAAACTCTTTGTTGCGCTCAAACGTGAGGTGAGCATCGAGCATCCGGTCAATGGCCGCCGCTCCTTCCTTGTGCCGCCCAGCCTCTTGGGCCAGCTGAGTTTTGGCCTGATCAAGCAGCGCCGGGTTCTCAATGCTGTCTTCTAGTTCCAGCCCCCGCGCGATGACTTCCTCACCGCTGAGCAGGTCGAGCTTGTACTTGAGCGGGAGCGCTTCGATCTCCTCCACCAATCGTGCAAGACCGTCCCTTTGAAATCGGGTCTTGTTGGGGTCCACCAGATCGGCCTGGCGAATCAGCGACCCAAAACCAAGGCCGCCCCCACGGAACCCGTTCTCCCAACGCTCAGCGCAAGGGTTGTGCCCATCCTTCCAATCATCGGCATACTCGTTATCGCGGCGGCTCCACTCCTCCCACAACTTCAAGCCGTCCTCATTGGGCAGCTCGCTGTGAATCATCGCCCCAATTTCCCACCAGAACTGCTCACTGTTGGCACCACGGGGCTCGATAACACTCAGGCAGCTCCGCGCAATCTCGATCTTTTCCTCCCTGGAACGGTTGCGGTAACGGCTATCGCGTAGCTTCGGCTTAACGCTTTGACCATGCAGTTTTCGATGCTGCTCACGCATACGCTCCAAAAGCCATTCAGGAGCGGCGGGAATGTTGTTTACATCACCCGTAAAGGTGTATGCGCCTCCATGTTTGTACGCACCGAAAAGCAGACCCTGCCTACCCCAAAGCACTTCCCAACCTTCATGCCCCCCAGCAGCGTGGCTGAGGTCAGCAACAGTCAGCCGGTCCTCTTCAGGAACAACAAACAGAAACTTCGCCGCGTTCTTCTTAGGTGAAGTAATGCGTGGAGCGGTCTCTAAATCCTTGCCCCATTTCTCCTCAATAGCGCCCAAGTTCGCGTCCACGTCAAAAATGACAAGACCGCCTGAACGAGCACCGCTGTAAACGCCGACAGCCTTGAATTCTTCGGGGTACTTTTCTATGTGCCGGGCCGTGAACTCAGGCGACAGCTTTTCGTGGGGAGCCCTACCTAAGGGTTGTTTGCCGCAAGCCACTCTGCCTTTTGACAGTTTTACGCCCTTGGCGTAGATCGGCGCAGTAGCCCAATGCTTGGGCAGGCTCCGCACAAAATTGACGAGATCCATTTGCTACAGTGTGATCGTGGAATGTTTGCTTGATACCCCTGGGTGCTTCTCCGGCTCCCAGGGGTTTTTCCATTCTATAGCAGTTGCAAACCCCACACGCTTTGCTACATTGTTGAGGCACCGGGCATCGCGCCCACAGCAAAGGACCCCATGGGCTTCATCTCAACCAAGAACAAATCAGCCATCAGCGCTGGTTCTGGCGGCGGCTACCTCAACCCCTCCAAAATTCAGAGTGGCGGCAGCGTCCGCTTTGCTCTCCTACAAGACCAACCCCTTGAATTCTTCGAGTGCTGGGGCGAGTCAGCTGAAGGCGGCGTAAAGCCCTTCCGTTTCAGCGACGATCCCAGCCCTGAGGACATTCAGGAAGAAATGGGTCCCGAGTTTGAGCGCCGCATGAACCGCGAAGGCACCGCTCCCGAGAAGGTCAAGTTCTCCATCGCTGTGCCCGTTTACAACTACGAGGCCAGCAGCGTTCAGATCATGCAGCTTTCACAGAAAAGCCTGCAGAACGAGCTGGACGACATTTCTCAAATGGAGGATTATGCCAACCTGCTGGAGTGGGACTTCGTGATGGGCAAGGAAGGCAACGGCCTAGAAACCCGTTACAGCCTCCGCACCGCACCGCGTAAGAAAGGAAGTCAAGCAACCATTGAGGCTGCCTGGACCGAAGCACGCGCCGCTGGCTTCGACATTGGCCGTCTATTGACCGGAGAGAATCCTTTCAAAGCTGACTGATTTATGTGGGGGCTTAACGGCCCCCTTTGTATTACTTAGAATCGGCCAAAGCGCCACGTAAATGGATCGTCACTACGAAAGACCTTTACCTGAGACGATCACAACAATCCTGGAGGATGGCTGTATTTCCATTTCAGTGGGAGACTTTACTGGAGTGGTCAGTTCAATGCACTTGATCGAGCCCAAAACTCATCAACTACAAAGTGCATGGCTGGCCCGTGAAGCCGAGCTAGCTCATGCCTGTTGATACACAGAACGCCCTCGCCGGACTACGCCGCTGGACCCTGGTCCGTGACGATTCCGGCCCCCACCGCGTGTACCGAGATGAGTCCGGCGTGTCTTACGCCTCAGTGACCCACATCCTCAAAGAAACCTCTCCGCAATGGCAGAAAGATGCACTTGATCGATGGATTCAAAAACCAGGCTCTGCCCTGGAGCGTGACATTGCCTGCCAGCGCGGGACTCTTGCTCACGATCATGCGGAGTACGTGCTCAAGACAGCAGCGAAACTCGCGCGTAATAGCGCTAACAAGCGAGGAAGCTGGAGGACTGGAGATGACGGCCTGGAACGTGCCCCTAAGGGGATCACTACCTGGGCCATCGAGAAGGCCATTCAGGGGGCTCCTAGGGTCCCCTGGAGCGCCTCTGGCTACGCCCGAGGTCTACGGACTTGGATCGGAGAGAACGTAACCGCTATCCACGCCATTGAGTTCTCCGTGCATGACCCACGCGGCTGGGCTGGAACGGCTGACGCCCTTATCGACCTCAACGGCACGCTTTGCATCGCTGACTGGAAGACCAGCACCAACGCCCGCAGCGAGGACATGCTGGCCAATTACATCTGTCAGGCTGGAGCGTATTCCCTGGGACTCCAGACGCTGACAGGGCTGAAGCCAAAGAGCGGCGCTGTTGTGGTGGCACGTCGTAGCGGAGCACCACAGGTCCGCTTGCTTAGTGAGTTAGAAGTACGTGGGGCGGAGTGTCAATGGCTAGAGAGGATGGACTTGTGGAATTCCCTGCAAGCCCACAACAACTAGAAGAAGCCCTGGACCGTATTTTCAGAGGCAAGGTCAACGTGGCTAGGCAAGCCGAAGACTTAGGAATGCCGGTGGAGCGGCTAAAGCAGCTGACCACCGACTACATCCTGGCGCGTCCTATGGATAAATTTTGAGCAGGTCATCTGTGTGATCGATATCACGCTTACCGCGTAGCAGCTTTCCTCCACCAACTAAGCCACCCTCTATCGGTAGTTTCCTGGTGCCCCAACTGTTGAGTGCCCCTGGTCCGTAGTGTCTCCTGGCACGCTTCACGGCTTCATCCAGCGAAGCAGCCAGGGTCTGACATCGCTGAATACCCTCAGCATCGGATACAAAAGTGAGATGCACGAGTCTCACCTCGTTGGGTTGCCACGAGGGCATGGCCTTTGCCTGGAGCGTTTGTGCTTCGTTCATTCGGGACTCCTTGTTTCGAGGTACTCGTGGATTTTGTCTTGCAGGGCTTCAAGTTTCCTGGCACGAGCTGAATCAGCCCAGTTCATTTTTTCGAAGACTGTGAACTCCCAATAGAGCGAGTCAGCCAGTAAATGAAGCTCCTGGAGCGTGAATCGGTTCAGCTTCATTCGGCAAAAGCGTGTAGAGGACGCGGAAGCTGTTTCAAATAATCCAGCAACCCCTGGAACGTCAGCTCAAACTCTTCCCCATCGCTTGTCACGAGGGTGCAGTCGTTATCTCCACGGATAACCACGAAGGCTGGATCGTATCCGTAGAGCGTCTCAGGCTGAAGAACTAGGTGTGGAGCGTCCCCCCATGCGCTGTCATATCCAAGCTGCGGACCAGCACTAAAGCTGCAGATCACAGAATCGTGGGGGACCAACTGTTCCGCAAGGTGTAAAAGCCCTGGAGCGTATTCTTTAGTTAGTTTGATCATCGGAGGTTGCGGTTACGTTCGGCGGGTGTTGGGATGGAGCGTTCCCAGTCGAGCTGTTCTTGCTCGATGGCGAGTTCTTCGAGTTCTTCTTCCGTGTAGAACGGAAGATCATCTGCTGGGTCGTAGTCGTGGTTCATGTGAAGGGAGAAACGGATTGAGGTTTGTAGCCCTGCCATTTTTTGGCAGTGTCCATCGCTTTGATCAGCTGGCACGTTTGCTTGTCGTCGCCCGTGGCAACGGCAAGTTCAAACCTGTGCTGGAGCATGGCGAGCACACCAGCCGGATCACAGGGGTTTTCGTCAACAGCTGGGCCGTCATCTGAAAGCTGGATTTCCTGGTGCGCCGCTTTGATGTCTTCGTAGGCCGTGGAGCGTGAAACGAAGTAGCGCGCGCTGAGCAGCGTCGCTAGCGATGAGACTGGGATTCGACGTTCAAGCATTGCCCGGGCATAGCTGAGCCGGTGCTGGATTTCTACCTGTGACGCCATTAGACTTTGATCCCTGGAGCGTGCGGATAGTCCAGGCCCATCGCGCCAGCGAAGCGCCGCAGCATCTCAATGTCTTCTTCGGTGCGGTAGCTGTTGTTATGTAGCGCCGTTATGAAGTCCACCATTGCGGCCGGGATCGTGTCGTGATTGCAAGCAACCTGGACCGTAGTCTTTTCGGTGCTGTCCCAGTCGCTGTGGCCTGTGATGTGCCAGCGGTTGATGGTTACCCGTGGCACGTCTGTGAAGGTGTGGAGCTGTTCGGTTTGTGTGGCGTAGTTCATGCGCTCGCTCCGCTCGCGCGAAGCAATAAAGGACAAGAGTTGGATTTCCTGGAAAGTTGGACGATTCAGCGGTCGGGGTAGATCTCATCAGCGAGCTGGCGCGCTGCCCACGTCATCGCGTGGTTGACGATGGCGGCATTCATGCCGTCGCCGTCCTCGAATCCGTCAGCTTCTCCTTCAAGAGCCTGGAGCGTTGAAGTTGCGCCGATCGCTTCGCAGTAGTCGTTAAAGAACGCCATGATGTCCTGCTCTTGTTTGTTCCAGCGGTCCAGCAGCTGGTATGTGTAGCACTCGCAAAGATTGACCCAATCGGAGCGGTCGAAATCTTGCAAGCCTTCAGGGCAGTCATCGAAGCGGTCGATGATGTCGTCAATGCAGCGACTGGATGGAGCGGTCCAGTCTTTGTCGACCCAGCGGGAACCCGCTTCGGTCAGTAGTTCGGTCAGTGTGGCCATGGGTGGGCTGTGTGTGTTGGACTCCTACAGTGTAGCACATTGTGGGGTAGTGTCAAGCCCGGAGCGTCTAGCAAGGTCAGCTGGTCCGGTTAGTATTAGTGAAGACTTACTAATCCCAGCCCGTGGCTGATAACAACACCGAAGAGAAGAAAACCAGCGTCGGCGACGACGAGTCCAAGCGATGGCGCAAGGGACGCGGCGCAGCGCACAAAGTAGAAGAACGCGCGCAAGTTTGTTATGGGTACATCCTGGAAGGTGGCACGAGACATCAGATCGCTGAAAAAGTGTCTTCACGGTTCAATGTCTCCATGCGTACCGCTCATGACGACTACAAGCGCGCAATGGAGCTGCTTAGAACGGAACAAACCGGCACACGTGAAGAATTGTTGAACCAATTGCAGGCTTTACGTCTCGCAACAGTCCAACGAGCCCTTAAGCGCGGCCACTTCCAGACCGTCGCCACACTGCTGGGCGACATGGGCCGCGTCATTGGCGAAGCGGCACCGGAGACCGTCAGCCTGCAGGTGCCGGAATTGTCTATTAAAATTGAAGACAAATAACAGAACTAAATGTAGTTAACTCAGCGCCCCCAGATTAACACTTTGCAGTAGTCTGAGTTACTGTGCTTTTGTAAGCAGAATTTGTAGGCTAGCTGATCATCAGAGTTGTGCAGATTAGCTGCACAAATTACCAACGAAAAAAATGAAATTAGGAACACAAAAGATACTTTTGAAGACATAACTTTGGGTGAGTTAGTGTTAGCAACTGAGCAATCACTAAATGTTAGTGACTCTCTGTTGCTAAGTATAGCTTAGCACAGGCTGACTGCTGTGCTACTTTTTCTGTGCCACTCTGCCAGCTGTCACACGCTCCCAAAATTCTGGTTTTTGGAAAATTTTTTCGGATTTTCGGAGTTTTCGGGTCCGTGTGCCAGTCGGTGCAACTGTCACAGGGGGGTGGGGTTGCAAAGTAGTACATTTGTACCCAAGCGCGGGGAACTTACTGATACATGCAGGTTTATTTGATTGTACTACACCCACCCGGGGGTAAGGGTTGCAAAAGCAGTTAATGTAATACCTATGACCGTACAAAACGCACCCCCGCTTAGTCTCCGCTGGGCACAGGGGCAAGTATTCACCGACGAACACAGATTCCGCGTCCTCGTTGCAGGCCGCCGTTTCGGAAAGTCATACCTTTCCTGCGTCGAACTCCTGCGTGGAGCGATCAATAACCCCGGCGAAACCTTCTTTTACTGCGCCCCCACCTACCGGATGGCGAAAGATATTGCCTGGAAAGTCCTTAAAAAGCTGGTTCCCAAAGCCTGGATCAAAACTAAGAACGAAACCGACCTAAAAATAGAACTGGTCAACGGCTCAACCATTGAATTAAAAGGCACGGAGAACGCAATGGCTCTCCGTGGCCGCAGTTTATCTGGCGTCGTACTAGACGAAGCCGCATTCATGGACGCCGAAGTCTGGTTTGAGGTCATCCGTCCCGCCCTCGCAGACAAACAAGGCTGGGCACTCTTCATCTCCACCCCGGATGGAACAGCCAGCTGGTTTTATGACCTCTGGTGTTACTGCAAGGACGACCCAACCGGCGAATGGAAACGCTGGTGCTACACAACAATCGAAGGCGGCAACGTCCCAAAAGAAGAAGTTGAAGCGGCCCGCGCCCAACTAGACCCACGCACCTTCCGCCAAGAGTTTGAGGCGTCGTTCGAGAACCTTACTGGCCTTGTCGCCATCAGTTTCTCCGACGACAACATTTCCACCGACGCCAAAGACATATCCATCCAACCCCTGCTTCTCGGCGTTGACTTCAACGTGGACCCAATGAGCGGAATCTGCGCTGTAAAAGACAAAGACACCCTTTATGTCTTCGACGAAATCACTCTCACAGGCGGCGCAACCACCTGGGACTTTGCCGAAGAAGTCACTCGCCGCTACGGCGTAGACCGCCGCGTCATCGCCTGCCCCGACCCCACCGGCGGAGCGCGCAAAACCAGCGGCGTCGGCGTTACCGACCACGCAATCTTGCGCCGCAGCGGCTTCACCGTTCAATCCCCACGCTCCCCCTGGAAAATCCGCGACAAAATCACCGCCGTCAACACCGGCCTCATGGACGCCTCTGGAACGCGCCGCGTAAAAATCCACCCCCGCTGTAAAGAACTGATCAAATCCCTCCGCACCCTCACCTACGCCCCTGGAACGGGCCTACCTAACAAAAATCTGGGTGTGGACCATGCTTTTGACGCTTTCGGGTATCTTGTATTGCAACAGTTCAACTTGGCCAAGCCAGAGGTCATGGGAACTACGACATACCGCCTGTACTAAGGATGTTTCGCCCACTCAACGCACCAGCGTGTCCAGAATGCGGGTCAATTGAGACCAAGGTATTGGGGCGTTATACGTCACAGGAGGATGACTGCGTGAGGGATCGTCGTTGTAACGAGTGTGGGCATCGCTGGAAAACGCTGCAACCACCTGAGGAGGTATTAGATTCGTCGATCCAGGTCAAATTTTCAAGCTGGACCAGCAAGGAGGGTAGTCGGCGACGAGTGAGGTTGGAATACGCGCCTAAAGCCGTTTAAGATAGGTGCATCATCGTTTTTTGCGTCATGCCTGGTCATTACGGCGGTGGTGCCAAGAAAGGCACTAAAAAATCCCCTAAGAAGAAGGGCATGAAGAAACGTTGCAAGAAGTGTAACCACTAAGCTGTAATAAACGCATTTTTGCCATGGCACCCAAGAAACGCGGTCTGTACGCCAACATTGCAGCCAAAAAACGCCGCATCAAGGCCGGTTCAGGCGAAAAAATGCGTAAACCAGGAACAAAAGGCGCTCCAACTGCCAAAGCATTTAAGCAAGCTGCCAAAACGGCCAAAAAGAAGCCCAAAAAATAGCTGCGGTGTTTGCAACGGGTTAGACTAGAGGTTATAGACCCTTCTTATGTCTAATCATGGCTGTTCTTCGCGGAGAGCAAGGCGCAGTCCAGTTTGAAACCGGCTCAGGTAGTCTTGCTACTGTCGTCGGCACTCGCAGCTGGACGCTGAATATCACCAAGGAAACGTTGGACACTAGTGTTCACGGAAATACCTTCCGTCAATTTGTCGGCAGCATGATCTCAGGATCCGGCACAGTTGAGCTGGTTTACGATCCAGATGCAACTGGTCAAGCTGGTCTGATCGAAGATGTTGTTAAGCAAAACGATGGTGCAGACGCATCATTTGAGTTATTTACGACTGGCACTAGCGCTGGCACTGATTCAGTAGCTTTTGGCGGAATTATTACCAGCATGGACATTGCGTCTACTGCAGGTGATTTGGTTGTCGCCACCTGCAACTTTATTACCAGCGGCACCATTACTTCTAACCTTGAGTAAGGGTTAGAACAATGGCAGAGCGTAAAAAACGGAAACGTGGTCCCAACCTTAGTGTTGGACGTGGCGAAAAGCTGCCTGCTAGTAAAGGTGCTGGTCTTACCGCTAAAGGCCGTGCCAGGTATAACCGTGCGACAGGTTCTAATTTAAAAGCACCAGTCACAGGTAAGCCTAAAACTAAAGCAGAAGCTGCACGTAAGAAGTCTTTTTGCGCTCGTAGTCGTGGTTGGACAGGTGAACGGGGTAAAGCGGCCCGTCGTCGATGGGGCTGTTAGTAACTCAATTCTGAGGTGTCATGACCTATT